GGAGATACCATAAAAGAGACCTAAATTAATTGTTTTAGCTTGTGACCTAGGAATGTCGGCCATATCAGCTACAATATTATGAAAATCTGCTTCACCTTCATTATAAGCATCCAATACGTCCTCTACACCATACAGATTTTGCAAAGAAGCATAATGCACTACCAACCTTGGTTCTTGCTGAGAATAGTCAAATACACCCCATGTATGACCGTTCTCAGGTATAAATAATGACCTAATCAGTGGTCCAAGTTCTTTGTTACGTGCTGGTATCTGTTGTAGATTAGGATTCGAGTATGAAAATCTACCAGTCACCGTTCCGCCATTATCACCACGGAGTTGGTTTATTTCAGCATGGATTCGTCCTTTATGTTCGTGTTTGATTATGGTATCAATAAACGTTGTATGTGCTTTGTTTATTTCTCTAGCCCTTGCAATCTTTTGAACTATTGGATTTGGATGGTTTTGTAAAAAATTTTTAGTAAATGATGGAGAATTTGTTTTTTCGGTTCGGTCAAATGGTAGGCGAAGTTTTTCAAAAACTTTTGCAATGGAACGTGCAGCCCATATTTGAGTATCTACTCCTGTTTCTTTTTTTACTATTTGTAAGCATGCTTTTTCTTCTGTTAATAATTTGTTTTTTAATTCAGTCGCTGCTTGGATATCTACACGAACGCCTAAAAACCGCATATCAACGAGGCAAGGAAATAGTTCTGTCTCTAGTTCGAAAATAGAATTTATATCTTGATTATCTATTTCTCTTTTTAACATCTGCCAAAGTTCTAATGTTATAGTTGCATCTTTTTCTGCATACTGTCCTACATACATAGCAGGTAATTTATACATCTCACCTTTTGCATCTATGCCCCATTCTTTTGCTGCTGTATATAAAGCTGTTTCATCTTTGGTAGAGCCAGTATATTTTTTAGAACAAGTGTTTAAATCAAAACGAAATTGATTCTCATCACATAATGCAGCGGCTATCATAGTATCAACTATCTTACCATTAATAGTTAAACCCATAGATCTTAACCAACATACGTCATACATTGCGTTATGAAATATTTTTGTAGCTGGTGTTTTTAAAACATCTGTAATCCAGTTTAGAACCATTCTAAAGTCCATATTACCACCACCTTCGTGTGCTATTGGATAATATCCTGACCAACCTTCTACGGCTACAGCAATACCTACAACTTCTCCATTCTTAACAATAGACCCTGACCCCATTTTCATAAGGTCTGGATCTTTTGTTTCTAAGTCAATTGCTATCTCATCTCTGTTTGATAAATCGGGAAAATCTGTTGGTGGTAGCCATTCTGTTTGTGGTTTAAATACTGGTTTCTGTATCATTTTTATCTACCTTTTCTATGTTAGTTAATTTCTCTATATCTTCATAAGGAACCATTGTAATTTTATCTAACCTACCTTCTCTTTGATAAACTTGATAAATACCTTTACCTTTTTGATAACCTTTCTCCTTTAGTTTATTTACTACATGATTTAACAACTCTTGTCTATCTACTACTAACCAATATTTGTTTCTTTCAAAAACAATGTAATCAGCTTTACCTTTTACCCAACCAGGTTCACCTCTAACATTTGTTCCTTCAACCCATGCAATGTCATCTTGAAAGTTATTATCCCATCTATTTTTCTTTTTCATTCCTTTAACATCAAATCTATAAACTTTTTGTTTAAACGTTCCTTTGACATCCCAGTGTTCTTTTATGTTTTCATAATTGTTTGCCCACACTGGATTAGTTAAATTTTTTGCAAACTTTTCTTCTGATATCTTTGCTTGTTTTACATATTCTTCCCAACTCATTTGTAGTCCCTTTCAATTATCATTTCTAAAAAATGTATTGCTTTTAGTATGTCTTGTTTTTTTCCTTTATCTCTATGTCTTATTATATATTTTATAGCACATCCTTCTGGATATAAAATTTCATTTTCAACCACAAACTTACTGGGTTGAATTTTATATTTTTGATAATGTGATCCTCCATGTTGTTTATCCCAAACTTTACTCATAGTACCTCCTGCATTGGATAACATTTGTTTTCATCTTTTGGCCTTATAATATGTAAATGTTCTTTAGTTCTTGTTGCACCTACATAGAATAATCTTGTTTCATCATCTTGGTTCTTGTTATATGATTTTTTTGTATTGTGTGTAAGATCAGTGAGTAATACAACATTATCTTCTTCACCACCTTTTGCACTATGTATGGTTGATAGTTTGATCCGTGGTTCTTTGTTCAACATCTCACCATTACGTTTCATACGTCTTATATAGTTAATTCGTTTCTGTCCTGCTTGATTAAAAGCTTCATACCAAATCTCTTTTGTTCCAAGTCCATAGTCTCTTTGTAACTGATCTAAACTGTATAAACTATTTTTTACCATTGACTTTAATTTATCCTTGTTCCATTTTTCTTTACTAATGTATTTTGAGATACCCTCTATCTGTTTTGAATCTAGCATTTGTCCTTGAATTAAATGTTCCCAGTTTAAAGCTGCTTCTTGAATATCTTTTTCATATAACTTTTTAAATCTATTCTCATAATAAAAACCTTTGTCTCTTATTGTATCTTCGAGTGGGTCTAACATAGATCTAGTTCTAGTTAAAACTAACCACTTACCTGATGACATATCAACATCTTCAAAACTATCATATGGTGTAAGTCTTCCTTCGTGTTGTTTTGGACTCCAGTTCTTATCTATTCTATTATTAACTCTACCAATAATTGAGCTTGCTAATTCGTGTATTTTTTTTGGAACTCTTCTTGATTTAGTTAATGGTAAAGGTTTACCTTTTTGTGCAATAAAAGAATCTACGTCTGCACCAGCCCATCTAAATATTGCTTGGTCATCATCACCTGCAATATAAGAGTCAACTGTTTTATCCCATATAGTTTTAACCATATCCCACTGCATTAGAGATAAGTCTTGCGCTTCATCTACAAATACAACATCAAAGTTTGGTGATTTATCTGATTTAATAAATTTTAAAATCATATCGTTGTAGTCTATGAGATTATATTCTTTTTTATATCTATCTAATTCATTAGCTAAGTGTATTAGTGTTTTGTATTCAACATCTTGGTTATGTTCTTTTAAATTATATTGTCTATCAATACTAATATTTCTTAGCTTTGCTAAATGTATAATTCTAAGATAATCACTTTTAGTTGTAAACAATCCTGTCTCCTCTTCATCATAATCGTTATAATCTAAAAATAAATTTTCTTTTCTACCAAGATCTTCGTAGTGTCTTCGTTGCATAACTTGATTTTTTTTAATACCAAGCATTCTAAAAGCTAGAGAATGCAATGTTCTAAAATATGGTAGGTCATCCTCTGATAAATTAAACTGATCCATCGCTCTACCTTTTGCTTCGTTAGCTGCTTTTTTTGTAAAAGCAAAATATCCAATACGATCTGGGTTAGTTGTTTTTAAATAGTCATCTACCTTTTCTAAAAGAGTGTGAGTCTTACCTGTACCTGGTGGTCCTAATACTATTGTTCTCATAAAATATAACTCTTAAATATTAAATAGGCTGTGATTGCTGTAAAAAATAATAAATCCATATAAGCTTCTTTTGGCCACATTAGTATGGTGATTCCTCCTTCAGCTTTCTTTGTGTGTGAGTGTTTTCTGGTTTTTCAAAAGCATCTACTACCATAATGGTTGGTCTCTTCTTACCAATAATAATTCTATCATCTTTACAACTACAGTATTCTTTTAACATTTGTTGAGTGACCTGTGGTTTCTCTGGCCATTTCTTTCTTTGTAGATGTCCGTGATAAAATTTATGAAATATAAATTTGTGTTTGCCTTCTTCTGTATAAACATTTCCATTTAGTATATCTTTCTTTGTAGTCTCTGCAGCAGTTCTATTTGTGCAGAACTCTTCTAAATGTTCTTTCAACTGATCCACTATTGATGATCCTTCTGGTGCTTTTATTATTTCTACACCCTGTAGTAATTGATCAACATATGTTTCAAATTCTTTCACTGTTACTCGTTTTGGTTTTTTATC